CTCGCTTTCTGGCATTTCGTTGCTGGTTAGGTTGTCGTCGTTTTCTTGTCATTCGTTATCTCGATGATTTGGTAAAGTTTAACTAGTTTTCCGTCGTGTTATAGAACGAATGGAGTGGGGCCCTGCCAGCCCACTCCCAAATCACCGGTTGTCACAATTAGTGTCGTCTTCCCTTCCGTGGACGACGACGCTTGACGTTCTTGTCTGTAACCTCGTGTACCTCCTCATCTATGACCACGTCGTGTTTCGCAACGACTGCCGGTGTGGCACATAGTGGGAGGTTGAGGAAATCCTGTAACTGGGAGCAACGAGTTAAGTTGGCTGAGAATCCAACGAAATCAAACTCGACGGTATCGAGCTGTCTAACAGCTAGGTCGAGCATCCAGCTCGCCGGTTCGTTGATGTATTGGTTCTCAGCGTCCACGTCACTCTGCCATTTGACGAGTTGGGTGACGTTGGACAGTTCAGGAATTCTCCCGTGGACACTAATAACAGAACTAACCAAGGGACCGATAATAGGTGTGTTTCTATCGGTCAGGTAATAGGCTCTGCTCTTCTCAAGTAATTTGTCGACGGGGGTTACACTATCTGGAAGTTTGGTGGTGGTGTGAAACTTTGACACTTGCCGTAAAATGTCACAACAAGAGTTTTCATCACCGTTCCAAACGTCAGGTCCGTAATATCTCGCGAGAAAATTGACGCCCGGCTCTCCGCGTGGAATGATTTCCAGGGTGGCCAAACATCCAAGTTCTGTGGCGCATTTGTGGTAAACTTTTGGGTTGAGATCAGCGGTTAGGCCGTCGTCCCCACCGTAAATGCCCAAAGCTTTCCAGGCAGCTTCAGGAGAATAAAACTTTCCATCAACCCGGGTACATCTAAAAGTATGGTAAGCCACGAAAGCATTATCAAGACTATTGAAGCTCGATGTTTCAGGCGAACCAGAGGCTCTAGATGTGCCAGGGTCATACTTGGTGCCATGAGTTCCGACTCCAGGGACGTTGTACTGCCTCTTGTGAAGGTCAGAGACTTCATCCGCATAGACCGTGTCGAAGGCTCTTAGAAGAAACCGACGTTCTAGTATTCGGAAAATGTCAGATATTCGTCCGTCAAAGCGAGAAAAATCACTCGGGACAACTGTTTCAGCCTGTGAGCAGATAACAGCCACCCTATTAGCAATTTCTCTAGGAGTCTTGCCGAAAGCGTACCAATCATGAGTCTTGAGAAGGTCGGCAACAGCGTAAATGTACATTGAATAGTCTCTTTTGACCACACCATTGATTGTACTGATGTTGCGTGGGTCCTTAACATTGGCATAGGCCTCACGTTTGATAAAGGCTTTGATGACGTCAATCGCAGTCTCATAAAAGCTTGAGTGCAATATGTGCTGCTGGGAGGGTCGTGATTGTTTCTCCATGACGGCATCAATGTCTTTCGGAATAAGCTTGGCGTCACCAACGACAAACTCAATGAACTCATCCATGTGCTTACTGATTCTCATGTCGAATTTCAAAGCCCCGGGTTTAATTTGGATCTTTGTAATTCTTTCTGAAATACACACTTTCTCACTTTCAGCGTCCATGCTGGGGCTGAAAGCTCCGTTGACCAATGGGCTCATAAAAGCCGTCAGACCAGGTTTGTTCCCATTGTAATTTGCTGGATTGAATGTGTATGTGCGAACAGCTTCCTCGACGGGGAAGACGTAGGCTCCACCTATTTCGCCAGCTCGGTGGAAGTCTAGAAAAGCAGAAGCGTAAATTGTGCGATTGATGAGTTGTTCACCCTCGAAGAATTTCATAATTCCAGGGAGAGTGAGACGCGTCTTAGTCGTTCTTACGTTAACGGCTAAGGCCTCATCGGCTGACTGGGATAACTCACCAGAGATAAAAGCGCCAACACGACCAGTGCTAACTCTCAGTCCATCCCTAGTTTGTTTCATCAGCCTCACAAAATTCCCGACCACAGGATTAAGTCTTACTAACGGTGGGGCACTGAAGAGATATCTTGCTAGAATCGCTTTCAGACCCCACCATTTCCTCACTGGAGTGAGACATACCACAACGTGATCATCATCAATGTTGCGTCGGTCAATTAGGTAGTAAGATGTGTGTAAGCCAGCTGAAACAACCATGGAATCATGTCCGTAGTCCCATATCTTGTGTTGATAAGTAGCTCCTCCACTCACCAGATATTTTACCGCTCCATCTCCTAGGAACGTGTAGCTGTACTCACCGTCCGCCCTCGCAGCTTGACTTGGCTGGAAGGTGTAAATTAGGCGAGGCCGAAAGTCTTTAGCCAGACGTTGAGGCATGTCAACATAGTAGTCCACGTCAATCATAATTTCAACATCCGTCTTTTCGGGCTCAACATCTCTTGTCTCTGCGGTCAGATCCTTTCCCCAAAATGCTTCACGGTTCCCTTTACGACCATGGCGTTGGTCGGAGAGGGACATTTGGTAAAAGAACGGCATGCAGCCCATGTTTCGCGCGACCGTTTCACAGAAATAACTGCCAGTGGTTCGACTGGCTGCTGATTTGGCGTGTGAATGGTTGCGGGGGTAATGGGCGGGCACCAATTCCGTAGATTGGAATTGTGACCTCTGCACCGTGGGGTTCAGGGACGGTGCAGAAGAAGTAGAAACCATGTAGGCCTTGAGTTTCTTGGTCAAGAACCTTACGTCGGGTTCGCAGAGTGACCACAATTTCACTCCCACGATTCCTACTAACGCTATCTCTAAGATGACGGGTGCATAATGAGACAATGCGCTCTTGGTTTTCACGTCCCCGCTGGGGGACGCTTCAGCCGCATGGGTTTTCACCCGACCGGTATTGCTTGCTGTACGTAAGTTCGTAATCATCATCTAGCAATGTTCCAGGTGCTCAGTCTGGTATTCGGAAT